GAACAAGGGCAAAAGGACTACAAGGACGAAATAGACGCAATTTCAAGCCCTTCCATCGTTAGGACGAGCAAGAGGAACGCGCCGAGCTTTGCGACTGGCCTTTACTATGTGCCATATGATAACTTCATCGCCAAGCTCCACGCCGGAGAAACCGTTCTGAACCGCGCCAATGCGACGGCATACCGCGCCGGAAACGTCGGCGGCATCGACTATGCGCGTCTGGGGCAAATCACAGCCGAAGCCGTTTCCAACGCGCTGGCGGGAATGACCGTCACCATGAGCGGCGAACAGGTCGGCAGACTGACCGCGAAGACCGTCAGCCGAGAAATCGCCAAAGGAACAAGGTCTCTGCGCTATGCGAATATCTGAATAAACAAAAGACCGTCGGAAACCCGGCGGCCTTGCTTTAGTTCTGGGGCTGGAGGGGGACGATGGCAAGCGTCTTGCCAAGCGGCGCCAACACCTTCAGGATCGTATCCAGCTGGGGGTTAGCGTCTCCGCGCTTTATCTGGCGATGAACGCGCTGGACGCGGGGCGGCGGGTGCTGCTGGTGTCGCTGGAAATGGGCGCGGACGAGGTCATCGGGCGCATGACGGCGCGGCAGAGCGGCGTTCCGGTGCAAGCCATCAGCACGCACAGCCTGTCGGAAACCCAGTTGGGGCGCGTGGTCGAGGGGTTCAGCCTCCTGCCGGGGGATCGGTTTTCCATCTGTACGACAGCGCAGACGGCGCAGGATGTGCGGCGCGAGGCACTGCGGATGCGGGCGGACGGCGGGCTGGATTTGATCGTCGTCGATTACTTGCAGCTCCTCGACGCAGGGCGCAAGACGAGCAACCGCGCCGAGGCGGTCGGTGTTGTCACGCGGGCGCTTAAATCGCTGGCGATGGAGCTTAAAATCCCGATCCTGACCGCAAGCCAGCTTAACCGCGCAAGTGAGCGCAACGACGCGCCGAGGCTCTCCGACCTGCGGGAATCCGGCTCGATTGAGCAGGACGCGGACGCGGTGCTTTTGCTCCACGCCGCGAACGAGAAAGAGAATCCCGAACGCGACCTGACCCTTGCGAAGAATCGGCAAGGCCGATGCGGCGGGTTCAAGCTGCTGTTCAGCGGTGAACGTATGCTGTTTTCTACGGTAGAAGATTAAAAAATGGAGGATTACAATGACGAGCGGACAGAATTGTTTTAACGCAGGTTTGGTTGAAGGCGGTCTGAATATTTTACGCGCCGAGGCTAGCGGCTGCCGGAAGAAGGATCGGACGTGGAGATATCACAATCTGCTGATGCGCAAAGCCGAACAGCATATCACAGCCTGCGGCTTGTACTGGGAGGATTACAGCGCCTCCCTTTCCCGCGAATTTGCCGAGTTGCTGAAGCTGTAAAGGTGCGCGAATGACTTACACGATGAGGCGTCCAACGCCCGACGAGCAGGAGCGGATCGTGCGCTGCCGGAGGCAGTTCTTCGAGGTGGAGCGGCTTGGACTTCTGAAGGAGCAGGTCGAAACCCTGCTGCCTGCCCGGCTGAACGACGGGATGCCGCGCGGGTCGCCCATGCCCTACGGGATCGACGACAAGATGATCCGGGCAGAGCGGACGCGGCGCGAGTATGACGAGGCCGTGAAGCTGCTGGAGGTCTACCGGGAGGAAGCGCGCAAGGCAATCGACGCGCTGCACCCATCGCCTCCACAGCGGGGCTTCCTACTGTCGTTCTATGTGGATGGGTACACGGTGAAAGAGTGTTACATTGGGCTGCATATCGATAGGCGTTCCGCATACCGGTACACAGCGTTTATCGAAAGGGGTTTTTGAACATGGAAGCGAAAAGAAAAGAGCTGATGGCGCTGGTCATCGGCATGACGGACGAGGAACACATCGACAGCCTGCTGGAGGTGGCGCGGTTTGTATCGAGCGTTGAGGGCAATATCCACAACCGGCTTGACATGGAAGATTATCTCATTGGTGAGATTCTGGAATGCGAGGACGCGGAAATTCCGCGAATCGTCAGCTTCGTTGAGAACTGCTGTAAAAAGGGCTATCAAGAGTAAAAAAGCGGGGGGCGGCGCGTGTGCGTCGTCCCCTTCGCTTATTCGGTTTGCTGCTCTCTCTGTGATTGGAGTATCGCAGCCAGGCAGTTGCTTGTCCATTTGAGCGCTTCAAGGTTCGCGTGACGGAGATTGAACAGGATGCTGCCTAACGCCCTGCCTTCCGGGTCGTCTGTATCAATGCCGACGAGCTTGCCAATCAGAATGCGCAGATCGTTCAGCGTCCACCAATCGGCTTCTTTGTACAGGGTCGCAATGCAGCGCTCGATTTCGTCCCGCTGGATTTTCTCGGAACGCCTGTCGTGGTGCCCGACCTCCTCGTGATACTCGGCATAGGTCATTTTATCCTTCTGAATCATCACTTTGTTCCTCCTTCGCTTATTGCGCTTTCTCCTTCTTGGCTTCCAGCTTGAGCAGTCCCCGCGCCGCTCCGAGCAGAAAATAGATGTCTTCGCCGTCGGTCAGCATCTCCGCAATCGCGGCGATCTCTTCGCGTTCGTTCTGAAAGGTCATGGTGTGTTCCTCCTGCGTTTTATTTCAAGAGCTTCTTTCTCTCGACGGGCACAGTATATCATACTAGCACAAGTATATCCATCGTCGATATATCCGAATATCCTTTCGAAAGATTGGTCGAATTGCATACTAGCACAAGTATATAATATGCGGTATGATAAGGAGAAAAGGAGGTGAACCTATGGGCAAAACATCGACGACAGTTAAGAATCGCTGGAATGTAAAAAGCTATGACCGATTGGCAATCAACGTCCCCAAGGGACGAAGGAACGATATAGAAGCCCACGCGCAAAGCAAAGGCCTGTCCGTCAATGGCCTTGTGGGCGAGCTGCTCCGCGCCGATCTGAACATGACGGAAGAAGAATGGCGGCGCAAGCCTGACGCTGAATAGGTTGACGCTGTCGTTGCTTTGTGCTACACTGGTGTTAGAAAGAGATGCAGCACGGATATCGTGTGGGGCGCTTTGACGTCCGGCGGTACGCTGCATCTCTTTTTTGACGGCACAAAAAAACAGCCGCTCTTGACGAGCGGCCGAGACAATGCTATAATCAGAGCATAGCAGCGGGCTTTTATAGGCTCTTAGCCCTGCTTATCGGGACGATCATGATTGCCGTCATGGTCGTCCGTTTTCTTTTGCAGGTCTTCCAGCGTTTCACGCACCACATAAGCGATGATGCAAGCGCCGGTTATCACAAGCAGAAGGTTCGGCATGGCTTTCACCTCCTTCCGGTCATATTCCGGGGTGGAATGGTGTCAAGCCCGCCGCTACGCAATGGCCGACGGTTTCCCGCCGACAAGGAAGATTAAACCACATTCGACAGCTTGCGTCAAGAAAAAAACAGCCGCTCTTGACGAGCGGCCGAGAAGATGCTAGAATATAGACAGACGAGGAGCCGTTCGCAATCGGTTCTCCCGCTCGTTCTGGAAACGAAAAAGCGAAAGACCGCCGATCAGGGGCAAAGCTGACCGGCGGTTCGCTTTTTATTTACGGTTCTTTGCGTCTACTGCGATGAGCAGGCTCAGGAACGTAAGGACAACCATAATGATTTCATACGGTGTCATAGCGTATCCCTCCCTTCTTCTGTAACAGAAGCGGGAGGTAACCACCGGCAGCACTCGTCTGCCTACGCCGTCATTATAGCATGGTCATATTCCGAGCGCAAGGGCGAGTTGACCGAAGGCGGCGACAGTGGTATAATAGAGGAGCTAGCACGGGAACAGACGATCACTGTTCCTGTTTCCCGGCGTAACGATCAGCGCCGGATGAATTGGACGTTGTGAACCGCTTACGGCAGGGGCGGCGCAGCGTCCTTTTATTTTGTCCTGTGAGCGCCTTTCTCTGCGGATGATAGAATGGTCGTCCTCCCCCGTGCGGCGCGTCCTATGCGGCAAGGAACGGCTGACAGGGGCAACAGAACGATTTTGAAACCAGATTTCCAAACAGGCCACCCCAAACCCCGAATTGACCATCTTCGCGCAGGCTTTAGCCCCGATAGTGTATGCCTCATCGGGCGAAAATCTCCAACCCCACCCCGTCCCCGAAACCATCTCAGACAGAA